TTATCCGTGGCGATTCACTTTGACCTCATCTAAAAGCTCACTTTCGTAGTTGATCGTGTAATAGTTCGTCATGTCGCGCTGAGACTTGTTCAACTGCTCAACTTTGAGTACGCCAAGGTTTTTCAGGCGGGTGAATGTGCGCTTCAGGGTGGATTCAGACCAGAACGGAAACTGCTCCAGCCACTGCTCATTGGTGTTGTAAATCCAGCGCACGCCGTCACGCTCCAGTCCGGAGGTGGTTTCTTTCAGCCAGTAATTAACCTGCTGCAACGCAATGGCCTCGTTCAGCCCAATGCTGTAAGCAAGGTCAGGATTAATCACTATCGGGCGGGATGGCATTAACAGGCTCATGATCGTCCTTTAACTCTGTAAATTTACGCTGGAATTGCTCAAGAGGGCTGAAGCACTCATGATCGTACCCTTCGCGAAGGTATATAACGCGTCGGGTCTCGGGCTCCCACCTGATGACGTGGACGGTGATGCCTCTGTGGTCTCTGAATCGCCGGTCAACTTCAGCCATTCCTCACGCCCCTTCTCGTTCATCAGTGCAAATGCCTCTACCATCGCGTTCTCAGGCTGGTAGTTGTTATCCTCCGCCTGGTTGTTTAATCTCTCCACATAGCCGAACGGGGAATCTTTTCCCACCAGTGGAAGGCATCTGAATTGCTTCGCTGGTCTCAATCGGTTTAAACTGTTCATGCGTTAGTTTCTCCACTGAATACGACACGCCACGACGCCCGGAGCTGCACACTCGCGGGCGTCACTTCTTTTGGCTTTTCTTACGGCTAAACAGCGCGACAATCGCGCGGATCTCTTCTTCACGCGCTGCCAGATGACGGCGGTGATATTCGTTGATTTCTTCAGCTTCATGACGTTCGATTACTCCATCTTCGAGAGCTCTCTGGATCACGGTATCAACACGTCCACGCGCTGCTGACGTTCTCATGGCACGATCAAACAGGTCGACACGGTCAAGGTCTTCAAGTTGAGGAACGTCCACCAGCAGCGCGCCGCGACGACGGGCAAAGTAATCCGCCAGGAGGGATGTATTCGAGATGTCTTCCATGGCCTCCAGCTCGTTCACTTCAAAGAACCGGCAACCATTCTTCTCATACAGGTTGTTGTTGAACTGCGTTACTGACATGCCAAGAGCACCGGCCATAGCTTCACGGCCTCCTGGGTACGCTTTGCACATCGCTTTAACTACTTCTTTCAGGCTTGGCTCTACCATGTTGTTTTTCCTTTGGTAGTTAAAATTAAGCAGCGTTTTGATTAGGCTTAGCATAAAGGGTTGGATCAACTTTCAGCTTTTCAGCAGTCAGTGCCTGAATCTCAAATGCCCTGCCTTTTGGGATTACTTCACCCCACCCAGATACTGATGCATGGGAAATCCCTAAAGCCTTGGCTACGTTCCCCACGCTGCCGAAGTAAGAAACCACATCATCTTTTTTCATTTTTGCCTCAAATGTAAGGGAAACACACATCATGATAGTAGGATATCTTACATTTAAAGGTCAAGGATTCCTACATCATAAAATGGTAGGATTGCCTACATGAAAATGAATGAACGCATCCGCGCAAGACGCAAAGAGCTAAAGCTCACCCAGGCTGTTCTCGCCAAGTTGGTTGGTGTAAACCGAGTAACAGTCACAGGATGGGAGTCTGGTGATTATGAACCTGGAGGATCTAACCTACAGGGGCTGGCGGCTGCCTTAAAAACTAACCCTCAGTGGATTATTACCGGACAAGGTGATCCAGACTGTGACGAAATTCTTTACAAGCCGACTGAGAAATTTGGAGTAAAGAAAATTCCTATCCTATCTTGGGTTCAAGCTGGGGAATGGACAGAAAGTGGTGCTCCCATTACTGAGGACGATATTTCCGAATGGATATTCACCACTGCCAACTTATCTGATGAAGGTTTTGCATTACGTGTTCGTGGCGACTCTATGACAAACCCGAATGGAGCACCAAGTATTCCTGAAGGCTCCTTTGTTGTGGTGGACCCCGATTACGGCAGCCCACAAGAAGTTAATGGCAAAATTGTTGTCGCTCAGATTGTTGGTTCTGCTGAGGCCACTCTCAAAAAGTTTGTTATTGATGGGCCATTAAAATACCTGGTACCGTTAAACCCTAACTACCGCGTAATGGAAGTCAATGGTAACTGCAAAATTGTCGGTGTGGTAAAACAAGTAGTAACTGACCTCTAATATCTTTCCCCTCTAAAGACCGACATTCGTGTCGGTTTTTTTTCATCCTTAATGTAAGTTTTCCTACTTTTAGTGTTGACACACCAAAGTAAGATATCCTACATTTGAATCACGCCACTGGTACTGACAGTTACCTGTGTTGGTGTGGTAGTAAGTAGTACGGCATATGGCACATGTGCCGCAGCGGTCCGGGGATTCCTTGCAAGACAATATCCAGATCCAGCGGGTAGCCGGAATGTGCAAGCCAGGCAAGTACGACGGCCAGAGACGTTTCACCAGCGTGGCGATCAGGTGTGACACCTCGGAAGAGACGAGGATATCAGCCATTCACGTTAAGCATCGCGCCTGGTGCTTAGCGGGACTGGATGACTTACCACTTCAAGACGGTCCATAAATGTCCTACGAAGTGGCGCTGACGACGGAGCGATAACCGAAGGTCGAATGCCCGACTGAAGGCAGTGACAGATCGGAAGTAGACGTCCCATCGTGGCGAGCAGAGGAAGCACGATGACAGCCGGGAAAGACCGGCACACAACCTGAAAGCGCATTTCTCTTTCACTGATGGGTATCGGTTTGTTAACTGGCGGAGTGCGCTTCCAGTTGTGGTGAATGGCGGGGCTGACCGTCAAACGGTTGAGAAAAGATAAGCAGGCGAAACGTTCTAAGCGAGCATACGGACTGATCAAACGCGGATGGAACGGGCGGTTACGATATTGAAACACCGCGCCACTGAGCTGGAGTTCAGCACCAGCCACCACAAACGAATCACGTTAGGAAGGTGGTAAACGGTAGTAACTGTAACAGAGGCTGTGTGTAGTCTTGGCGGTCGGCAGTTTTGAATGTCCTTAATGTCGACCGCCCCTTTTACACAACTGAAAGCGCGTTCTGCGTTCAACTTGAGAGGCCGTAGTCGTTAAATCAACTCAGGAGAACGCGCTCTCAATTGTGGAGAAGCTAACTGGCGGTGGCAGCCGCCCGTTTCACTAAGTGCCCTGGTTGGGTGCTTATTAAAACGAAACCCCATTATTTTTTGTCGCCAGTCGGCGAGGGATTCGTGCAACCAAAATTAAGCGCTGTGCAGAGCGCGTATAACACGGAGAAACTATCCATGACGAACACACAGAACGTCACCGAGTTACAACCACGCATGACCCGGGAGCAGCTGATCGACGCTGCGCGTAAGGCCGCCCCTCTCCTTCCGCCAGCTTATCGCGGAATTATGACCGAACTGGCTAACCGCCTGGACTATACCAGCGTCGCGCTTTGCGAAGCGATGGCTCAGCGTAAGGAACTGGCTGCCCAGAACGCTACCCTGCGTGAAGATGTCGCAAGCTGGGCCAAAGAGTGTGACCGCATTGTTGAACGGCACACGAAGACCAGAACCAATATTCATTTACTGGAAGCCCAGCGAGAACTGCGTGAGTTGTCTACCGTCGTCATTTCCCAAAATAACGAGGTGGCTCTCTAATGGCTAACTCATTCAAGCAAATGACACGTGACGGGACCATCAAGCGCACCGATACCGGGATGTTCATCAGCCTTGACCAAATCCATGTGCGGGAAGGTTTCAACAAACGCGAAGATGATGAGCGTACCCGCCAGGCAGATGATGACCTCTTCAACTACCTGATGAACGGTGGTTCTGTTCCTCCACTGGAAGTTATCGCCCGCGATGAAGGTGGAGTGTGGGTTGTTGAAGGCCACCGTCGGCGTCGCTGCTATGCGCGCTGTGCAGAAGCAGGTAAGCCAGTAGACCGTATCCACATCATGCCGTTCAACGGTAACGATGTTCAGCGCCTGGCGCGCATCATGACCAGTAACAACCAGCTCCCGCTATCCGATATGGAACAGGCAGCTGTTATTCAGGAGCTACATAACGCCTTTAACCAGACCACCAGCGAGATAGCAAAGCTGGTGAATAAGTCTGTGGCCACCGTCGAGAAGCTGCTGCTCCTCAGTACGGCGAACCATGACGTTCAGCAGGAGGTTAAATCCGGTGCTGTGTCAGTCGATGTCGCGGTTGATCGTGTTATGGAGTATGGCGAACAGGCCGGGAAAGTACTCCAACATGATAAAGCTGTAGCGGCTGCCCAGGGTAAATCGAAAGTAACCCGTAGCTCTATCGCGCCGGAACTGAGTGTAAAGAACGCACGCCGTTTCGTTGAGCTGATGGCTCAGGCCACCATCAGTGATGAAGGTGTCTTCACTCTTGAAGGGACTGCACTGGCCGAGGCGCTGTCGATTATGGACGAACATAAAGCCATTGCTGAAGCACGTGAACTCTATCGCTTGTCACAACCAGTACCGACAACAGAAATTCGCGGACGATCTCTGTATGTGATGCTCGATGGTAAGGAAATTGGTCGGGCCTCACTGTATCGCGGTAAAACCGTTTGGCTGGACATAGATGACAAAACCATTGTCGCCAGCCAGTCAAAGGCTGTGGCCCACTTCGTCAAGCAACACAAATTGCAGCAGGAGCAAAATCATGACAGCCAATAAACCAATGACCGGCGAACAGCTGGATGAACTGATGACTATTGCTGTCAACATGCAACGAGATAGTGAAAAAGTGAGTGACCGCCCTGCTGCTATGTTCGCTTATGCAGTGCAGGTAGCTGTTCTGGAACTGCGTAAGGTTCGTAATGAAGCTGCGGCGCTAGCTGCGGAGAATGCGGGGATTAAAGCTGCGATTGACGCAACTATCAGATGGCAGCAATCAACCGATCCGGAGAATGTCGAAAGTGTCCGAATGCTGGTCGACGTTAAGACCCCAGCGACCGACGCTTTCCTGGCTGAAGTGCGGGCACAGGGTGTGGAGATGTTTGCCGCACATAAGCGAGAACGACAGCAGGCTCTGCGTAGCCGAAGCATGAGGATGTCTGAAGAAGCTGCTGGCATGGCCGCTGATGCTGAGAACTTCGCCGACGAACTTCGTAAAGGAGTGCAGTCATGAGCAACAAAATCGTAGCGTTCGTAAAGCGTATGGAAGAGCAAGGGCGCACTCTGGAAGTGAATGGAAACTTTGTTGTGGTTACCCCTGCTGCCGGTATGACTATCACAGACATGCTTGAGATGCAGAGTCTCAATAAGAAAGGTGAGTTGGCGGATTACATCACAAAAAATCACCAAGGAGCCGCCAAGTGAGCACTCAAATCAAACCTTGCCCTTTCTGCGGCAGCAAAGACGTAGAGGCGTTCGCGCAGGATAAAGATGACTGCCATTTCCGGTCTGCAATAGTTCGCTGCCATTCCTGCGACGCGCAGTCTGCTCAGATGGTTGGCGCCAACAAAATAAACATGGCTATAGCTGCATGGAATAAACGAGTCGGGGAGGCCGCCCAATGAGCAACATCGACAAACAGGCTACAGAATTACTGATCGCAAATGGTCAACTAGTTGCCGATACGCTCCGCCACTTAGCGAATAACGAAATCGACTCTGATTATTTCGCCATTGTGTCCGAGAGCGAAAATGGTACTGAGATTGAGCATGAACTGGCAATCACCGATTACGCGCTACAGGCCGCCGGTACTGTTGATGAAATGGCGAAAGCGCTGGAAGCCAAAGGCAAGAGCATCAGCTTCCTGAAAGACCAACTCGCTCAGCTGGCAAACTTCAATCCTGATTGGGACAAGCTGGAAGCAGCAACTGACAGCCTCCGTGAGCACATGGCAGAACTCACAGCGGCACGAAAACGGATTGCTGAACTGGAGGCGAGCCACAGTAAGCTGCGTGAGTCGATGGCAGCCATTCATAACACGATTCGTCTGGATGGCGCGCACACCTCACTGGCGGTAATTCTAAATGCCGCGAAACTCGCGCATGACGAATCCGCAGCCGCTACTGGCATCCGCATCAACGGGGAGGGGTGATATGGCTCTTACCAAAAAGCAGCGAGCCGAACTGCGAGAAAAGTTCGGTGGCCGCTGTGCTTATTGTGGCTGCGAATTGCCAGAGAAAGGCTGGCATGCTGACCATGTTGAAGCGGTGCTGCGAAAATCTGAGCAGTGTATGAAGGCCGCTGCGAAAGGCATCTTCAAACTAAAGGCGACAGGTGAATTCTACAGGCCAGAGGCTGAGCGGTTGGATAACCTATTCCCGGCATGTGCGCCCTGCAACCTGCTGAAAACGTCCTATTCGCTGGAAATGTTCAGAAAGCAGGTGTCTCTACAGGTGGAGCGCGGGCGCAAAAGCAGCATGAATTTCCGCACGGCAGAGCGTTTCGGTCTTATCGAGACAGTGGAGAAGCCAGTGGTGTTCTGGTTCGAACAGTACGAGGGGAGGGCTAACCCATGATCACCTTCACCAAAGAACAGCTTATCGCTTCTGCGCACGCGCGTATTGAGTTTGCAGAAATGATGCTGGCCGGAGAGTTAGAGCCTCTCAAAGAACGCACATGGTCAATTGAGCTGAAGCTGGCGCGTATCGCGCTGGCATCGCTCGAAGCGGAGGCTGTGTGCGTCATCGACCAGTCCAATCTTGATTATCTCAAATCTGGCGCTGATGCAGATGTATGGCCAGCATCCAGAACAGAGATGGGTGATGTGCTTCTGTATCGCTCCGCCACGCCAGCGCCGGTATCTGTGCCCGCTGCGATGGAAATGGATGATGACTTTGACAGCGCGTTTGAACACGGAAAAGCTGTTGGCTGGAACGCCTATCGCGCCGCCATGCTTCAGGGTGCCGATCCTGATTTTCGGGAAATCTCAAATTCGTCAACCAAACATTTTCGGGAAAACGCGGAAACGTCAACCAAATGCTGGTGCCGCACCTGCCGCCCGGTGACATTTGCTGATAGTCACTTCGTCGTTTGCCCTGAATGCGGAAACAAACGCTGCCCGCATGCCAATGACCACCGGCATGCATGCACCGGAAGCAATGAGCCAGGTCAGGAAGGCAGCGCAGCAGGAGGTGAAGTAATGGAAAACAGATACATTTACCACTACTGCGCTGTTAACGGTAATGCTCAATTAGCTGGAATAGCTCAACTTACTTTCCGCATAAAATCGCAGGCTGATTTAGACAAGTTGAAGGAGTTGATTTCTGGCGATGATTTTAAGCCAAAGGCGATCAGCTCTCTTTCATACCTTGGTCGAGAGGAGGACGAATAATGCCTCCAGTCAAAGTTGTAGTTATCACGGCGGTGATGTTCGCTATCTGCCAGCTCATATCCATGACCGGGTATGGCATATGGTGAGAAAACTTAAACAGCGGCGCCTGCGCCGCCTTAAAGCCGACGTTGCCTGGTGGAAAGGTGAAGCCTCGGACCTGTACGCCAGAGTCATGGAGCAGGCCGACGAAATAGCCGAACTCCGCAGGCTGGTCATCCGCGTGCCGATGCCAGTAATTATTTCAAAGGAGATGGCCAACCAGCTTTATAACAACGAAACGAAAAGATGTCGTACCTGCAATGATGGCCTCCGTGGTGGGTGCTCATCATGCATTTTCTATAAAAGATAGCCGGGTGCAGCCGGTAAAGTGGAGAGAAACGCATGGGGCAGTTAGTAACACTTCATGAGTGGGCATCTGGTCCTAATGGATTCAAATATCCATTAAGCAACTCAGCATTAAACAAAATAGCAAAGACCAAACAGACTTATCCGCCAGCCTTAAAGCAAGGTCGACGCTGGGTTATAGATGAAGATGCTCGTTTTGTTGGCATGGTTGGCAGTGTTGATATTTCGTCATCATTATCAGACAAGGCCCGCCAGTTAGTGGAGAAAGCAATAAATGGCAGCTCGCCCCAGAAAACATAACGTCAAAATACCCAACCTTTACTGTAAGTTAGATAAGCGTACTTCAAAAATTTATTGGCAATATCGCCACCCTGTAACAGGTTCATTTATTGGATTCGGAACAGATGATGAAGCGGCAAAAGCTGCTGCAATCGAGATGAACCGTATAACCGCAGAACAAGAAACTCAGCAATCTTATGCTCTGATTGATATGGCAATGAAGAGCTCAGGGAAAAAGGATCAAGGTATACGTGTTTCTGAGTGGATTAAAAAATACATCGAAATTCAGATGGAAAGGTTGCGTGACGGTGAGATAAAAAACCCTACTGTAAAATCCAGACGATTGTGTTCTCAGATTCTCGCAGATAGAGTGCCAAACCTTCGCCTGAAGGATGTTGATACAAGACTCATTGCAAAAATTATTGATGAATATAAGGCAGAGGGAAAGCACAGAATGGGCCAACTGATAAGAAGCGTACTAAACGACGTGTTCAAAGAGGCGCAGCATGCTGGCGAGGTTGATCCTGGCTACAACCCAGCCTTAGCTGTAAAAAATCCAATAGCCAAAGTGAAACGAAGCAGACTTAGCATTGAACAATGGAAATTGATTTTTGAAAGCGCAGGCTCTTTGCCGCCTTGCGCTCAAAATTCTATGCTTTTGGCTTTAGTAACCGGGCAAAGGATAGGTGACATAGTCGAGATGAAGTTTAGTGACATTTGGGATAATCACCTTCATGTTACCCAAAATAAAACCGGAATGAAGTTAGCTATCCCTTTAAATTTAAGGTGCGATGCAATCGGGTTGACTCTGGCTGATGTTATAAGTAAGTGTCGCGATAGAGTAGTGAGTCCTTATCTGATCCATCATGTTAAGCATCACGCCTACGGTAAAGCGGGATCTCACGTTCCCGAAAAAACAATATCAAGATATTTTAAGGAGGCAAGAGATAAAGCAAATATTACCTGGCCTAAGGATTGCACTGCCCTCCCGCCGTTTCATGAACAACGCTCGCTTTCATCAAGAACATACAAAGCTCAGGGTATAGATGTCAAAACTCTTTTAGGGCATAAAACCGAAGCAATGAGCGTAATGTATGGAGATGACCGTGGTCTAGAATGGAAAAAAGTTGTGATTTAGACGGGGAGTTTTGGGGAATTATTTTGGGGATGTTTTGGGGAAGGATTTTTATTATTTAAATTCAGGCACCTATATTTTAGCGAATTGCTCCAGAAACAGTCGTCCACCAGCAAAGCATGACCCAACAGCCAGCGCACCCGCTGGCTGTTTTCTTTCAGCCCTCTCCGTCCCGTGCTAATGTAGCAAGCTACGTATTGGCAAATCACAGGTGAAATCGTTATGTCTGATGACGTGATCGGGACGACGCCCCATCAGCGGCTAATCAGCTTATTAACCGAGCAGGAGGCGCGCTTTCGCGTGGTGGCGCATGAGGCCGTTGGGAAATGCGAAGCGGTCAGTGAAATTCGCGGGACCGATCTCCGGCAGGGTGCAAAAGCACTGGTCTGCAAGGTAAAAGGCAACGGTGTTAAGAAACATATTCTGGCAATCCTCGCCGCCGATCGGCAGGCCGATCTGAGCCTTCTGGCCAGTCATTTCGGTGGGCTAAAGGCCTCTCTCGCCAGTCCGGCTGAAGTGGATGCGCTTACCGGCTGCGTCTTCGGCGCCATTCCCCCCTTCAGCTTTCATCCGGATCTGACGCTGGTCGCCGATCCGCTGCTGTTTGAGCGCTTCGATGAGATCGCCTTTAACGCCGGCCTGCTGGAAAAGTCGGTGATTATGGACACCCAGGACTATCTGCGTATCGCCCGTCCTGAACTGGTGACGTTCCGTAAACAATAAATACTGCGGCTGGCTAACGGTCAGCCGTTTTCCAGCAGCAGCACGGAAGCAATCAAAATAATCGCGATAATAAAAAACGATGAGGAGATAATCAGCGTTTCGACAAACATAGGATCGTTCAT